TATGTGTGATATAGTAAGAGGGTTAATTCCCTCTTTTTTTATGATCGGAAATCTTGATCCTGAAGAACGTATTATGGCTAAACCGACTGTGTATGAACAAGTTGCATCCCTAGTCCGAAAATATGGATGGGAAGAAGATGATGAGATTACTGTTGAAATGGCAGGAACTCAAGTCTCTGGTATTGATGTAGGTGAAGAGTATAATAAAAGGTGGCAATCTCCTATTGGCACTCGTAAGTATAACAAAGATGCCTTTATTGTTATTAAGAATCAGTCTCGCAGGGACCTGACCAAATCTCAACCTTTCTCTGAAGGTGAATTTAATCCACGACATCCTCACAAAGGTTAAACACCCTCTTGATAGAGACCTTTTTTGATGGTATGATGACTTTAAATAAAACTAAATTCATGACTAACAAGACTTGGAAAGTAATGAATGACCTTGAAGAAGCATTCAATCAAATTACTACATTTGAGTTTCTTCTTGAGCAACTACAAGAAGCAGTAAATACTAATAACACTCAACGCATCGTTGATACTACTGCTGCATTGACGGCTTTTTATACTCCTTATTGTAATAACTGGGATGATAAATTTACATCTGCATGGAATAAAATAATTCGAAATGAACCTAATTCAACTCACGATACTTCTTCAGTAGATGAAAATTTGACTGATAAGGATTGGGAAGACTTTTGGAATAGTTTCTGTGAAGAAAGACAAAAACCATGAAATTTGGTAATTAAATATATACTATTAACCTACAAAATGACAATGAAAATTTTTCTGGACACAGCTGACACTGAAGTTATTCGCAAGCATTTTTCAACTGGTCTTATTGACGGAATTACGACCAATCCAACACTCATTATGAAGAGTGGTAGAAATCCAGAAGATGTCTATCAAGAATTGAAAGACATGGGAATTAAGGACATTAGCATGGAGGTTATGGGAAGTGCTGATGAAATGTATGAAGAAGGATTTCGTCTTGCTGAAAAGTTTGGTGAAGTAGCAACAATTAAAGTTCCTTGCACTCCCGAAGGACTGATTGCTTGTAGAAAACTTTCTCTCAAAGGAATTAAAACTAACGTAACTTTGATTTTTAGTATCGCACAAGCAGTGTTAGCATCAAAATCCGGTGCTACTTATGTGTCTCCTTTTGTGGGTAGACTTGATGATCAATCTGTTGCTGGTCTTGAAGTAGTCCGTGGTATTGCTGATATGTATCGTATTCAAAAATGTGATACGCAGGTTCTTTCAGCATCTATTCGTAGTGTTCACCGTGCTGTTCGTTCTTGGTATAATGGAGCCTCTATTGTCACCATGCCACCAAACGTTTTTGAACAAATGTATAATCATATTCTAACAGATAAGGGAATGGAAATTTTTGAAAATGATTGGCAAGAAGTTCAAAATCAAAATTAATTTTAGATTTAAGGAATTATGAAATTTTTAATTTATTCGAAGTTTGGTTGCCCATTTTGTGTAAAACTCAAAAGGGCAATGGAAATAGCAAATCTTCAACATAAAGTTTATATGTTAGATGAAAATTTTGACCGAAATGAATTCTATGCTAAATTTGGCCATGGTTCAACATTTCCACAAGTCGTATTGAATGTTGAAGGTCCTGATGATGGAACTCGTTTAGGTGGATGTACAGAAACTATTCAATATTTGAGAAAAAATAAACTAGTTTAAGATCAATGGAAGAAGTTTACGATATCGTAGAAAAAGCAATTGATCATGCATTTAATGGTAAATTCTTACTTAAATTTTACGAGTATCTTAAAGAGAGAAAAACCAAAAGAGTGGAGGTAGTTGAATTTATTCACAGTTCTACTGCACAAGAAATCACATCTCTCATAGGTGAACTTGAAGAATATCTTGAAGGTGGTAGTGATTATAATCATAAATTCCTTCGTGAAGCATATGGACACATTCCAAAACCACAAGCAAGAAAGATAAAAGTTTATTTAAATGATATTATTGATGATGCAAAGAGGTATGACTATGATAGAAAGCCAGGAAGGAGAAAAAAGCAATCTAAATAATGATGAACTCGGGATTAACCGAGGAGTTGAGCTACTATTAAGAAAAAGGAGAAGAAAGGAATCTGAACCCAAAACTTTTGAAGTAAAGTTTGGTAAAATGATTGCTCTCTTCCGTAGAGAGTTTCATTTTTATTTTGAATTCAGTTTTGATTATAAGAAAAAATTCTCTGGAGAAAGGCAATGTTAGCAGTAACTCTTACCATTAGTACTCTTGTTAGTATAATGTTCTTTTTTGTTGGTGGTATGCTAGGATGGCTAGCAAGAGAACATTTCTATCAGACTCAACCAATTGTCACTCATCCAGAAATGTTTGATGAAAATGGCAATGTATTACCCGATGAAATTTTAGCAGTACGATTTGAAAACAGTTATGACAACTACGAAGAAGAAGACGAGTAAGACAACTCAACCAATTGGAGCAATATTGCCTCCCAATCCATTTGTATATGAAGTTTTAGAGCTGGCATCTAAACAAAGGTCAAGTGCTAAAAAAGTGGAGGTTCTTAAAACATATGAACACATTTCATTAAAGTCTATTTTTATTTGGAATTTTGATGAGACAGTAATTTCTGAACTTCCTGAAGGCGATGTTCCTTATGGTGATGCAGAAGACCAATCAGTGTATTCTGGATCTCTCTCTGAAAATTTGGCAAGAGAGGCCCGTGGTGGTGAATCTGCTACCGGTCAAGACCTTGATGGAAGAGGTAAAACATCTCTTCGTAGAGAGTATCGAAATCTCTATCACTTTGTCAAAGGTGGTAATGGTGGGTTGAATCATATTCGTAGAGAGATGATGTTCATCAATCTTCTTCGTGGTCTTCATCCTAAAGAGGCTGAGGTTTTGATTTTGACCAAAGATAAAAGACTCTCCACAAAGTATAAAATTACAAAGGATATTGTTTCACAAGCATATCCTGATATTCAATGGGGAAACCGTTCTTGATAATATTATGACTGAACAAGTTGCAGAAAAGACAGAAATTACTCAAGAATCTAAAATGGAGTCATGGACATCATCCGAAAAGGAAAATTCTAAAAAAGTATATGGTTGTGAAATCATGATTGAAAATGGAACTTGGGAACAAGTTACCACTAAAGAATGTCCTAATGATGCCCAGATTATAAAGTATGAAGTTGATGGTGAGACTCGATATGATTTAACTCGTAGTCAGAAAGCAGTTAATATCTTCAACATGTATTGGGATAAATTCCGTGATGGATTAAAGAGTATTGAATATGGTAAGGGTGCATATAACCCTAAACTATGGGGAGCCAAACCTCCCAAGGAGAAAAAGAAATGAGTGCTGGATTTGGTGGAAACCCTGGAGAGGGTAGAACAGGAAAAGATGCAAAAATTACAATTGATTTAGATTCAATTGATGATGTTGTAAAGCAGTACAAAAAAATTAAAAAATACATGAAGTCAAATATGTATGCCGTGATGTCAATGGATGGAACTGAACAGATTGTTAAAGAGTTGATTGAAGAGGCAGAGCAAAACGAAATTTAGCTTTTAAATCCATTTTAGGGGGCAAAAAAATCTGGGGCTTTTTTGCTCCTATAAGGTTTTTAAACAGTATCAAATGATACACAACAAAAGTACTTGACTAAATAAGGTATAAGGTCTATAATAGACCTGTCGTTCATCCAAGAGGCAGTCGCTGTGCACATAGCATAGAAAGACACATCTGGACGCAAGTAAGTCGCGGAACGGAGCGTTCATCCTATGATTGAGTTACTACTATTAGCTAATTTACATAGTCCTCCAAACATGACTTGCCAGCAAGTTAGAGAAGTAGCAGAAACCGTACTGGATTCTGATATGTCTCAACAAGGTAAGCAAAGGTTCTTATCTCGTTTGTTTGGACAACATATGATGCTAAAGTGTCTTAAGAAATAGGACGCACACGACTGAAGGAACGGGAGATTAAATTCACCCTAGTATTTCAGGAGAAACACAATGAATACACTTCTCATGATCAAGAAGCAGATCGACAAAGCATCTGCACTTCACGACGCTCAAATTGCTCATACTGCATATCGTGGTGTTGAGTATAACGTATGTGGTCATGAACCACATGAGACTCACGGTACATTCTGCTATCGTGGCCATACTTATAACAAGTGAATTACTTGTATTCAAATATATGAGAGAGGTTGACTACCTCTCTTTTTTTGTCTATAATTGTAGTAGTTGACTCCATTTCATGGATAGAGATAAATTAAAACTCATCATCAAAAACATGGAACTCCTTCTCGATTCTTTGAAAGCAGAAGTACTTTCTGAACCTGAATCGTACTTACAGGGGGAATACTCAAATTATCCACAAATTACTGACTATGATGAGGTATTTGATGATGACGATGGATACCCCGATTAAAAGTATGTACGAAGAATTAAATTGCTTCGAAGAAGCTCTTAAACATTTCGGAACCAGAGTAGAGTTTGCTATTGCTATGGAGATGGGTAGAAAACTGACTCCAGAAGAAGCATATCAAATTATCAAAACTGAACTAAAAGCATTAAAATCCTGTCGTAAGAAATTTAAAAAAGATGAATGTTAGATTGATTAGTGTGACTCCCGATGCGGAGAAAACAATGGGTTATGTTGCTCGTGTGAGTAATCCTTCCAACCAAGAGAATCCTAAAGTTGCAGGACTTCTCAAGTATTGTGTGAATCACCAACACTGGTCTGTGTTTGAGCAGGCATTCATGACTCTTGAAATTGAGACTACCAGGGGACTGGCGGCCCAAATTTTGAGGCACCGTTCGTTCACATATCAAGAGTTTTCCCAACGATATGCTGATTCTTCCCTACTCGGTAAGACAATTCCTCTGCCTGAATTACGTCGACAAGACACCAAAAATCGTCAAAATTCTATTGATGATGTTGATCCCTTTATTGTACAAAAATATGAGATGTTGATGCAAGACCATTTTAGGGATGCAATGGACTTGTATCAAAAAATGCTTGATGAGGGAATTGCAAAGGAATGTGCTCGTTTTGTACTTCCCCTTGCCACGCCCACCAGACTCTACATGTCAGGTTCATGCAGGTCATGGATCCATTATATCTCTTTGAGGTCGGCCAACGGCACACAGAAGGAGCACATGGACATTGCAGAGGCATGTAAAAAAATCTTTGTGGAGCAATTTCCGACCGTTGCCGAAGCACTAGAATGGGTCTAAATATCTTTATCTTGAATTTATAACTATGGCAACATATCCTGTTAAACACAAAGAAACTGGTGAAACCAAAGATGTAAAAATGAGCGTTCATGATTGGGATCAGTGGCGTAAAGATAACCCAGATTGGGAAAGATACTATACTCCAGAAAATGCTCCCAACTTTGGTGAAGTTGGTGAAGTATATGATAAACTCAAAAAATCTCATCCTGGTTGGAATGATGTTCTTCATAAAGCATCAAAAGTTCCAGGTTCAAACGTAAAACCAGTCTAAAGTTTATGCCAAGAAGAAAAAAAACAACTGATCAACCAATTGGTGTTGGACTAACTGCAAAACAAATGAAGAGGAAAAAACCAATTAATCTCGATTTAATGCGAGATATTGAACCTCTCACAGAAAATCAAAAAATTCTATTTGATTCATATGACGACGAAAAAAATATCGTAGCCTATGGTGCTGCTGGAACAGGAAAAACATTCATTACACTTTATAATGCACTTCAAGATGTTCTAGATGAAACAACACCCTACGAAAAAATTTATATTGTAAGATCACTTGTTTCTACCCGTGAAATTGGGTTCCTTCCCGGAGATCATGAAGACAAGTCTTCTCTGTATCAGATTCCATATAAAAACATGGCAAAGTACATGTTTGAAATGCCTACAGATGCTGACTTTGAGATGCTTTATGGTAATCTCAAAACTCAAGGAACAATTAGTTTTTGGAGTACTTCATTCATTCGTGGAACCACATTGGATAGATGTATTGTAATTGTTGATGAATTTCAAAACTTGAATTTTCACGAACTTGATAGTATTATTACAAGAGTTGGTGAAAACACCAAAATTATGTTCTGTGGAGATGCCACTCAAAGTGATTTAATCAAACAAAATGAAAGAAATGGTGTGGTTGATTTTATGAAAATTTTGAGAGCTATGCCATCTTTCAATGTTATTGAATTTGGCGTTGAGGACATTGTAAGGTCTGGTCTCTGTAAGGAATATCTACTAACAAAACTGCAAATGAATCTATGAATTTTATTCATCATAATTATCTCGGTGAAATTGAACTTGACAAAAAAGAAACTAATGGAATGCGCCTATACCATCTTCCCGATGGTCAATGGGTGCCTTCCATTACATCAGTAACCTCTTTTTACAATCGACAAATTTTCGTAGAGTGGCGAAAAAGAGTTGGTGTTGAAAAGGCAAATGCGATTACAAAAAAAGCAACTGCAAGAGGGACAGATTTTCACGAAGCAGCCCAGGCATATTTGATGAATTTGGAAATGGACTGGAATGAGTTCATGCCAATGACTAAAATTATGTTCACTCATGCAAGACCTTATCTTGATAAGATAAATAATATACATGCCATTGAAAGAACTCTGTATTCTAAATATCTTGGTTTGGCAGGAAGGGTTGATTGTATTGCAGAATACGAGGGAGAACTTGCAGTAATCGACTTTAAGACATCTGATAAAATTAAACCGGAAAAGTGGATTGAAAACTATTTCGTGCAAGAAATGTTTTATGCATCTGCTTATTATGAGATGACTGGTATTCCTGTTAAAAAGTTAATTACTTTGATGGTCACTCCTGGTGGAGACGTGAAAGTATTTGACAAAAGAAACAAAGAAGATTATATTAGGCTATTAGTTCGGTATATTAAAGAATTTGTACATCACAATACTGGGTCAGATGCAGAATGAATTAGAGGAAATTTTAGAAAAAAAGTTTTTTTGTCCATCCCGCTTTGCACAAGAAATAGAAAAAATCGTTCTTGATCAAGAGAAAGCAAGTTATATTGATGCAATCATTTATTTTTGCGATCAGAATAAAATAGAATTAGAATCAGTACCAAAACTAATTTCAAAACCACTTAAAGAAAAAATTAAGTGTGAAGCAATCGAATTGAATTTCATGAAAAAAAATTCCAAAGCAAAACTTCCTCTTTAATATGAAAGTGACTCCTTTCGAAACTTATAAGACGTATTTGGCACTCAAAAATCATTTTTCGAAAGATAAGTATGATTATCATAAGTATTGTAAGAAAACGAGAGCTACTGTCCAATCGTTTTATAAGAGAAAAGATAGATTCTGGTTTGAAAAAATATCCAGACAAAAAAGTGATAAAGAAATAGAACAATTTTTTGTTTCAAATTTTGTTGCTACCGACACCCCAGAAAATTTATGGATTGGAGAGATTATCAATTCTGGCGAAAGAAATTACGTCGAATGGACAAAACGACATCAGAGTTTGACGTACTTGTTCAAAGAACAAAGCAGCGAATTGTTCTTGGAAAACGAATTAGAGAGTGTTTTCGATTGTTCGAAAGGCCATCCTCCCATTCTAAAAAAGTTTTTAAGTGGAGAAATTTCAATCGAAACTCTGGTGATTTATAATAAAATATTTTCTTTCAAAAACAAATTTGACAAGCAACTTTCAGACCCAGTGTGGGAAACCGTAAGTATGAAGATAAAAAAATATTCTTCTTTCATACATATAGATGTATTTCGTTATAAGAAAATTTTAAAACAAATTGTACTTGGAGAGGTATGAGTTTTTTCGAGTCTAAAATGGTTCAAGATGAATTAAAAAGCATCAATGACCTACAAGAAATTGTGTATGCAGGGATTTTTAAATTTCCTGCTATGGATCGTTCTGAAAAATTGAATCATATTAAAATGCTGGAAGAACTTTTAGAAAAACAAAAAGTTCTTTATATGAGATTGTCATTATCCGATGATCCTGATGCTAAATTGATGAAAGAAAGAATTCAAGAATCCGCCGCTCTTATGGGTATAACAAAAGGTGATGACATCACAAGTCATTTGAATGGGATGTCCGAAGTTCTAGAAAAATTCAAGCAAACGCTTGACATTTCAGATTCTGACGACTAAAATAACGAAGTACACAAAAGCCAAATCTAAACAATCCGAGGTAATCCGAATGTCATTCGCAAATCTTAAGAAGCAATCTTCTCTTGGTTCTCTCACTTCTAAACTTGTTAAAGAAGTTGAGAAAATGAACAATACTTCAGGTGGCGCAGATGAGCGTCTCTGGAAACCAGAAATGGATAAAAGTGGTAATGGTTATGCCGTTATCCGTTTTCTTCCTGCACCTGATGGAGAAGAACTTCCTTGGGCAAAGATGTACTCTCATGCTTTCCAGGGCCCTGGTGGTTGGTACATTGAGAACTCCCTGACCACTCTGGGTCAAAAAGATCCTGTTTCCGAGCACAACCGTGAACTCTGGAATAGTGGTAACGAAGCAGATAAAGATACTGTACGTAAGCAAAAGCGTAAACTCTCTTACTATGCGAACATCTACGTTGTAAAGGATGCTGCAAATCCTCACAATGAGGGTCAGGTCTTCCTTTATAAGTTTGGTAAGAAAATCTTCGACAAAATCATGGAAGCAATGCAACCTGAATTTGAAGATGAAACTCCTATCAATCCTTTCGACTTCTGGCAAGGTGCAAACTTCAAACTGAAACTGAAGAAAGTTCAAGGTTACTGGAACTATGATTCTTCAGAGTTTGATCGTCCTGCTCCTCTGTTGGATGATGATGATGCACTTGAAGCTGTCTGGAAGAAGCAATATTCTCTGACTGCACTCACTGCTGCTGATCAGTTTAAGGACTATGATCAACTTGCAAAACGTCTTGCAATGGTTCTTGGTCAGAAGTCTCCTTCACGTCGTTATGATGAAGAAACTGATAATGAAGATACTGGTCGTGGTTCTTTCACTCCAGAATTTTCTTCTCGTCAGCAAAAGAGTGAACTTCCTGAAGAATTGAGCAATCAACTCAATAATATCTCATCTTCAAATGATGAAGATGAGGATGATGCACTGTCTTATTTCCAAAAACTGGCAGAAAGTTAAGTATAAAGTCTGATATTATCAGCTCTTTGAAGGGTTTCACTCACATACTGGGTGGAACCTTTTTTATATTCCATTATTTCTTCCATATCATCAAGAACAACAGGAAGATAATCGGCCTTTAATACAAAAATATTTCGTCTATCATTATTCAATTTTTCTTCATACTCATAATTTGTCACTGGGACAGATAAATTTGGAATTGAAACATTTGAGGAAATCTCATAATCATAATAATTTAAACTTTGAACTGAATCAACTTTAAGACCTTTTGGAAAAATAATATTACCTGAAGTATCCTTTATTTCCATAGACTCATAGTGATGCACTCCATTGTAGAGATTGTCATATGTGGCATATTTTTCTAATAGGTATTCATCAAAAGTTTGTTGTGGCATTGGCCATTCACTATAGATATTTAAAATATTGTTTGCTAACAATATAACCCAATCTAAAGTTGGGTCATCATATAAGTCAAAAGCTACATTATCTGGGCGATCATCACCAAAAATTGTATATTTGTCAAAAAATACTAAATTTTCAAAAATATCATCTCTAAGCTTTCCTTTTTTAAAAAGATTTTTTACTTGAATGAAATCATCAAGATTAACAGTACTTTCTGTACGATTAACATATTCAACATTAGGAAGTTTTCTGAAATACTGATTTGCCATTTTTAGAAACCTATAGATGCGTTATCATTACCATAATCGTCATTATATATTGGTTCAAGTTCTTGAAATTCAAATGTAAGTTCATATGCAGCCATGGAACTGTTATACATTGTCGAATATGTTCCGTCTGGCGTATAATTTACATTGAAGGATAATAAAGCACATTCTTTGATTTTGGGTAAAAACTCATGTTCGGTTTCTCCTTCTTTTATCCCACTCATAAATTGCAATTTATATGTATTAGGAGTTTTTAAGAATAAATTACTTTCAGTTCTTTGTACTGACATTGATTGTTTGAACATCCTAATAATTTTTTTGATCATGGTAGATTCGTTTGGTGTTCTAGGACTCATTCGATAGTTAAAAGTAAATGGCCTGAGAGTCGGAGCATTAAAAAGAAGTTCTAGATTTGGATTTGTAACTACACCTTCTGTTCTTTGTAAATATCCAGTTACGCCTGTTGCACCTTCTGTAAAAAAACTAGCAAGTCCTCTTTTAGCATCTGGTAAAGCATTTTGTAATGCATTAAGTCCACCTTGTGCAGTTTGGGTTGTCTGGCTTGGTTTCATAATAGCCTTGTATGCTAGTTCTCCCATGATTGCTTGCAATGCATTCATTTTTCCTTCACCCCAGGTGACTCTATTATTATCAGAGATTCCTCCAGGAATGTATAAAGTTGCAGACCCTATAACATCACCAGGTGCCCTATCTTGAAATCCAAAACTACCTTGTGAGGCACTGAATTGTCTAGGTCTGTATTTAAGGACTGATATTTTTAAAGTATCTTGTTGAGGTGTCATATCTTCAGGATACCTCAAATTTAAATCATAGTTTTCTCTTACATTTTTACCTGCAAATGCTTTGTTTAATTCTTCTTGAGTTATTGGAGCTGCGTTGAAACTTACTTGATTAGCTTGATCTAGCTGTTGTGCGGTTACTGTTGATTGATAACCTTTAGCGGTTGCAAGATTTTGAGTTTGTTGAGATGCCTGCTGTTTAGCTTCAGATGAAGCATCTTCACTATTTTGAATTTTAGATAAATTTTGAATTGTTCTTTGTTTATTTTCATAATTTGCGTTGTTTAAATTGGATTCTATAGCATCAACATGGTCTTTGTAGTTAGAGTTGTTGGCGGAGGGAAGTTTAGTGGTTGTATTTGTACTTGCATTATATTCAAATAAGGGAGCTCCTCCATCGTAAACGTTATTACCGGTCGCCGGATAATAGATAATATTTCCAGTTGCAGGATCTGCAACTACAAATACCATTTTACCTCCTATGGTTTGAGTCGCTGTAAAAACCTCCTTATTGCCTATGCTTTTTTTTACCGCCCAACCACCCGATAAAATACCTTCACCGTTATTAGGAAAATTACTATATACGTCTGCCATTACATTTATGGTTTTTATTTATTTAGTTTAAATTTTGCATAAGGTATTGCTAGAAGTTCATCAAGTTCATCCCATTGAACCTCATACAATTGGCCTGCAAGTTCTTCCCATGTATAATTTCTGATTGGAGACTCTGATTCCATCTGATATTCTCTCCAATGAAAGTTGAATGCTTTAAATCCCCATCTTTGCAATTCAATACAAGCAATCAAAGGATGTTGATCATAGTTAATATTTGGTGTTTTGGGATTATAGACAAAGGTATAATATTTTCCTGGTTCTGGAATAGGTTCAACTGTATCATTCAATAATTGCATAATTTCCAACATCATATCTTCTGGATCGTTTGTTTTAAGATTGATGTCGTTTCCTTGCAATCTGCTCATTTGATTCCTAGTTCGTTTTCGGTGATGATTTTAAATTCTATTTTTCGATCAGCACACCATTCTCTTGCAGCTTTCCATTTTGCCTGATTTATAGAATAGGTAACACATTCATAAAGATATGATTTAGTTTGTCGTTTTGGTTGTTTTGGTGGAACAGTTTGTTTCTTTGGTTTTACTTCAACAACATATGTTTTTATTGATCCGTTTGTTTCTTTTACTTTAACCAAGTAATCTGGAAAATAACGATGAATTCTATTATCTGCAGGGGATACATATGGAATACAAAATTCTTCTGAAGCCCAAGAAATTATATTTTCATTTGTATCACACCACTTACAGAATCTTCTTTCCCAAGAACTTCTGCAGATAATGTTTTTCCAATCCCCTTTATATTTTTGTGGATTTGAAGGAATATACTTGCTTTTAATACTTTCTGCCATATCTTGTCTACATAATATACAAGATCAAAAAGTATTTATAGATGTCTTATCGCCCTAGAGCCTTAAAAGTAAGTGAGGTTAAGGCAAAACTTTTAAATCCAGCATTAACTTCCCATTTTTATGTGGAAATTGGCATACCTAATGGTCCAGGTTTTGCTGGACAAATGATTGCTATGACTGGAGAAGCATTTAATAGTGAAAAGATAAGTTTAGCATGTTGTGATGCAGTTCTTCCTGGATCAAGTTTGGCAACAGGAGAGCAAAATAATGATTATACTGGTGTAACAGAGAGACATGTATATCGAAGAATATATGATGATCGAATAGATCTTACTTTTTATGTTGATGCACAAAAGTATTACCCAATTCGCTTTTTTGAAGCATGGATGAAATATTGTGTAGCTGAATCCTACAATTCAGGCCCTACTTCTCCAGGATCTCAAGGACAAAATACTTTTTACAGAATGAGATTTCCTAATGAATATAAAGCATCAACTTTAAAGGTTCATAAATTTGAAAGAAATCATGAGTCAAGGAGAAAATCTATTCAATTAGAATATGGATTTGTAAATGTATTTCCGATTTCTATAGCATCGATGCCAGTTTCTTATGAATCTGGTTCATTACTAAAGTGTACTGTTTCTATGAATTATAGTAGATATTATTTGGTTCCGTCTGGAAGAGATCCTGATCCTATAGCACAAGATTCCCCACAAAGTCCTGTAATAAGTGATCCAAGTAATCCAGCTTATTTCCCAACGAGTAATAATTTTGACCTGGGCAATAGTTTGTCTGATTATGCCAGAACTAATATTTGGTCTTCTATTACTAATAATAGCCCAGAGGGGCAAGCTGGATTTAACAATTTGTCATTTACTGATAATCCAGATATAAACCTTAACTATGCTTCTGATTTTTATAATGGTGGTTATACTGAAGAAGGACCAGCCGAACTTCAACAACTTCGATACTCAAGAAATTTAGAATCAGAACTTCGTCGTACTGGCAGACTTCGTGATAATGGTGGATTAGATAATACTTAATAAATAAAAATATCTGAATTGTTTAGGACATTATGCCTTTACCAAAAATTGCTACACCAACTTATGAACTTGAGTTGCCTTCAAGTGGAGAGACTGTTCGATATAGACCTTTTTTAGTTAAAGAAGAAAAAGTATTAGTTATTGCTTTAGAAAGTTCTGATACAAAACAAATAACTTCTGCAATTAAAAATGTCATTAAAAATTGCATCCTTACGAGGGGAATTAAAGTAGAAACTTTACCCACTTTTGATATTGAATATCTATTTTTAAATATCAGAGGAAAATCTGTTGGTGAAGAAGTTGAAGTTAATATTATTTGTCCAGATGATGAAGAAACTAAAGTATCAGTAAATATTGGCCTCGATGAGATCAAAGTTCAAAAAAATGATGATCACACTAATAAAATAAAAGTAGATAAATCAATTATGATGGAAATGAAATATCCATCTCTTGATCAGTTTATCAAAAATAATTTTGATTTTTCTGATGAATCTTCTATGGATCAATCATTTACTTTAATTTCTTCATGTATTGATAAAATTTACACTGAAGATGAGGTATGGATAGCTAATGATGTTACTAAAAAGGAATTAAATGACTTTTTAGAATCAATGAACTCTTCACAATTTAAAGAGATTGAAAAGTTTTTTGAAACCATGCCCAAGCTATCTCATAAAATTGAAGTTACAAATCCAAAAACGAAAGTAAAAAGTGAAGTTGTTTTAGAAGGGTTAGCATCTTTTTTCGCATAGGCATGATCCATATGGATCTGGAGAATTATTTCCGTCTTAATTTTGCCTTGATGCAGTATCATAAATATTCTTTGACTGAACTTGAAAATATGATGCCTTGGGAACGAGACATCTATGTTGGATTATTGCAACAACATTTGGAAGAAGAACAATTGAAGCAACAGCAGCAGCAAAACAATGCCAAGTTCTAAAGCAGAAAAGTTAAGAAAGGCATATGAGTTTAAACTCGGAAAGAGCTTAGTATCTAAACTTTCCGACGATCAAATTAACTTACTTTCTAAATTTTATAATTCTTTAAGTGAATCTGAACAGAGTGATATTGATAATAAAATTTTCAAGGGGCATACTGATACTGACCTCCATGAAATGGCAGAGGCATTTTATCAAGAACAGGTAGAAAATAAGGAATCAAAAGAAACTCCAAAAGAGACTCCAACAAAATCATCTGCGATTGTTCCATCAAATTTTTTCGGAAAAGATAGATATGAAAAATATCTTGAGGAGATTAATGCTCAAGGAACAATAGAAGGGCATAAATTAACATCACAAGAAAGAAAAGACGCATTTAAGAGTAGAAAAAATAAAATTAATTTTCAAACTTTTGTTGATAGAGTATTAGAAAAAAAAGTTGCAACTGCATCAGTTCAAAAAAATTCAGCAGCATTTTCTCTTGGAGGTAGTGGTGCATTAGTCACTACAAATAACAATATTATTAATTCCAAAAATTTCACTCAAAATTTGATGGGAGAGGGTGGTAATTTTGAAGAAATATCTAAAAAAATAGATGAAATTATAGAATCTTTAAAAGATTCTGAAAAACTTAAAGAAAAAAGAGAAAAGTTAAACAAAAGAAATCAAGAAAGAGAAAGAAGATCCAAGCAAGAATCTAAATTAGAGAGTGGATTTAAAAAAGTTAAAAAGGCAGTTCAAAAAGTTATTGCACCAGTAAAAGGAATTTTAGATAAAATATTTGGATTTTTATTCAATGTTTTCCTTGGAAGATTCTTTATAAAATTATTAGATTGGTTTGGCGATCCTAAAAATCAATCTAAAATAAATGCAATAGGAAGATTTTTGGGTGAAAATTGGCCAAAACTTTTGGCACTTTATATTGCTTTTGGCACATCATTTGGTAAATTTGTAAGAGGATTATTAAGACTTGTAATAAGATCAACTGTAAAACTAGTTGCTGTCACTGCAAAATTATTAGCTAAAGCAACAGCAGGAAAAATTGGAGGTAAGTTATCAAGATTTTTAGGAAGAAATTCTAAAGGATTATCAACAGCACTTGAAGTTGGAACAATGGCTATTGGAACCCTAGCTTTATCGCAGGGAATTGAAGATTTTGGGGGTATTGATCAAGAAACACAAGGATTTTCGGGTGGTGGATTTGCTTTTCCAAAATTTAAAATGTCTCCAAAATCCAATATGTTTGGTAAAGCAAAATCTAAACCTCAAGAAGTATATAATTCTGATATAGATGGAGGATATGTAAGTGGCGAGAAAGGTATAGATAAAATTCCTGCCATGCTTTCTGATGGTGAATTTGTGATGTCAGAAGGTGCTGTTCGAAAATATGGTGTTGATGTTCTTGAGTCAATGAATGCAGCAGGTGGTGGAACAAATAGACCAAAAATGATGAATAATGTCACATATGCTGCCGGTGGTGGTTCAATTGGATCAGGAGAAGATTTATTACATCCAAGAGCAAAAACGATATTTAATTTATTGGTAGATGGTGGAATGTCGCCAGTCGCTGCAGGAGGAATCGTTGCAAATATTGGAACGGAGACTGGATATACTTATGATCCCACTACAAAACAAGGTGGAGGAGGTCCTGGTAGAGGATTAGCTCAGTGGGAAAAGGGTGGTAGATATGATACTGATAATATAAATCTTAAAGATTATGCCAAGAGTCAGAACAAATCCTGGGAGGATTTGACCACACAAGTGAATTTTATATTGCATGAAATGATGCATCATCCAGAGTATGTTCAAGTGAAAAAGAGAATGAATAAGGCTCAAGATATTAATGAGGCAACCAGAATATTTTTACTTGATTATGAGAAAGCAGGTACTCCACATATGGATAGACGATTAAAGGTTGCAAAACAAATTCAAGGTTCAGATTGGTTTAAATCAAAAGGAAAATCTTGGTTGGAGAAAAAATTTAAATCACAATTTTTCCCCAAGTTTTTCAGCGGAGGATTAGTTGAAGGGAAACATGTAAATATTGCTGGAGGAAACACTGGCAATCGTCCTACTGGTTCAAAATCAACTCCATCTGGTGCAGTGCGGGATCATTATAATATGAAATGGGATCCTCATATGAAAATCTGGGCTCCAAATATAAGAAAAGCCTCTGGCACCAACTCATTGCAACAAGCGAGAGAAGCAGACAATCCATATAATATTCGATGGCCAAGAGATTATTATCCTGGTAAGAAAGCACCACCAGGACCTGGACATGTACCAGTAAAACTTGCATCAAATACGAGGTCTCAAAAAGGTCTTCCTTCGATTGCCCCACCAATGAGTTCAAATGTTGAGATTGCATATGTTCCAATAGGAGGAAATGCTTCACAAATGGGGTCGAGTGGATATGTTGGTTCTGATATTCCAACATTCTCTGCATCAACTTCTGGTATATCATCTAAAAAAGAAACATTGGGAATAAGTGTATAAAATGGCAATCAACACTCAAAAACTCCTACCATCTAAAACAAGTCCCATTGTAAATTCATCCTCTGTTGGAATTTCGCAATCTAAAATTTCACAATATTCTTTTAATACTGGTAAAAAATCTAATAATATAGTCGAAATTAATGATAAACTAACAGTTATTCATAATTTATTGAAGGGATCTGTTGCTTTTGATAAAAAAGTAATGGATGATGAGAGAAAAGAATCTCAAGATAGTAGGAGAAAAAAGAGAGAAAAGGAGTTAGAAAAGAAAGATGAAAAGGAAAATAAAAAGGAAAATAAAAAAATAAATCTTCCAAGAATTGGTTTTTTAGATAGAGTTAAAAATTTTATTGGAAATATTTTAATTGGTTATCTTGCTGTCCGTATGATAGATCATTTACCAAAATTGGTAGGTGCTTTTAATTTGGTTTTAAGTGTGGGTGATTTCATTACTGATTTTGGTATTGCATTTATTGATAGAATGGGTTCATTTCTCGATGCCGGATATAAAGCTTATGATGCTACAAAAGGATTCTTAAAGTTTCTTGGTGGAGATAATGCTGTAGATGCTTTTGTTGGATTTACTAATGCGGTAGGAAAACTTGTTGATGTTGCTATCATTGCTGCGATTGCAATGTCAACAATGAATGATGATGGTGGAAGAGGTGATGTTCCTCGTGATAGGATTAGAGGTAGAGGAAAAGGAAGAAGTATAAAAGGTGGTGCAAGTTCTCAAGCAGCAAGAAGATATGCACAAAGATTTGGTAGAGATGCTGCCGTTAAAAGATTTGGTAGTGATGCTGTAAAAAGTTTAGGAGGTAAATATGGACGATCTGCAGCAACTAATCTTGCAAGACGAGGTGCTGCTAGTCTTCTTGGTAAACAGGGGTTAAGAATAGCTGTTAGAACATTAAAACCATTTGTAAGTAGAGTTCCACTGATTGGTGGTATAATGGAATTTGTATTATCATGGATAGCTGGTGATCCTGTTGGAAAGGCAGCATTTAGGGGTGTAGGTGCTGGTCTTGGAACTTGGATTGGTGGTGCTTTAGGTACTTTAATACCAGTTCCTGGGGTTGGAACTGCAATTGGTATGTTCCTTGGAGGAATGGGTGGTGCTGAACTTGGTGGCGTAATATATGATGCAATCTTTAAAGGAAAAGATGTTTCAGGAAATAATGATGTTCAAGGTCGTCAAGAAGGTGGGCCAATTACTAGAGGCAACAAAGTCCAATCAGGACCAAGAAGAACCATAACTCAAAAGGTACAAAGAAAAAAACCTAGAAGACCATCAAAGGTAAAATTGCCAGATGTTCCTGGTAAAGATATTGTAAATAAAGAAGAATATTATAAAATTTTTCCAAAACCAGTTATTGGAGACAATAAACCCACTGCAACAACCGCAGTAAGAGAATCTGGAAAAGAACTTTCTGAAGTTGATTATTTTGGCCCAATACTTACTATTACTTCCAAAATTACACTTGGAGAAAAACCATCGTCACAAGATTATGAAAATGCTGCTTTAGGTATATCACGTTTACTTTCAAAAGGATTTGATGAAGGTGAATTGAGAGGTGGGTTGATGACTGCCTTTGCAAATGGAGGTCTTGTTAGTGGTGGTGCATTACCTTCTGGTTCAAGGGGAATGGGAATCACGAAATGGATAAAAAATGAATTTAGAACGGCATTGAACACCAGATTAACCTCATCATTGAAAAAGTTAAGAGGAGTAACTGGTGGCAATGTTCCAAGTGATGTCTCTCCTTTTGCAATGGGTGCAGGTAGTGCAGGTGGATGGTATGGTGGATATCGACCACAGGAAGGGATTCAAAAAGAAATATATGAGTATTTAACTAATGAGAAGGGTTTGAGTGATAATCAGGCTCTTGGTTTGATGGCAAATATTAGTAGAGAAAGTAACTTTGTAGTAAATGTACCATCTGGAGATGATGGTGGAGCTGGTGGACTATTTCAGTGGAAAAAACCAAGGTCTGATAGAATGTCTGCTGCTGTTCCAGATTGGCAAACTAATTGGAAAGCACAAATTGATTATGCTTTAATAGAACCAGGAGAACCAGGACCACTTTATGTGTCAACTAGTTTCTCTTCCCCACAACAAGCTGCTGATTGGTGGATGGAGAAGTGGGAAAGACCTGCCGATTTGCAAGCAGGATCGAAAAAACATCAAAGGTATTTAGCTAGCGTTCCTAAAGGACCGGATGGAAGTGCAAAATTCAGAGCAAGAATTACAACTGGAGGTTCGGGTAGTTTTAATGTTACTCAATATTTAACGGGTGATACCACATATAGGGCAGGTCCTGGTGTTAATCCAAATCAGTTTTACTATGATCCGGATCATGGTGGTAATAATTATCATGAACATTTTGGTTTCAATACCGTTGAGGATAAAAATAGAGCAATGCGGCACTTGAGAAATCAAGGTTGGGAAATTGGTAGTACATATCGAACAAATGATCCTGGTCTACATGGAAGCAATCTTGCTTTTGATGTTCCATTTTATAAACCAAGTGGAGGAACACAAAAAGGATATTCTGATGACACTGCAGGAGAACAAGCATTTAGTGCAGCAGTTAGAGCATCTATGGGTATGTTTCATGGAGGATCAACAGGAAAAGGTGGTCTCATATACACTCACGAAGGCGAATACATAATAGATAAAGACACTGTAAGTTTATTAGGTACAGATTTCTTTGACATTGTAAATCGAATTGAAAATGAAAGTCAACTCAAACAAAAGGCAGGTTTGTTGGTTTCAAGATTGTCTCAATTCACTACATATGATAGTAGATCTGCTAAAAAAGTAGTTGTTCCAATTCCAAATAATCAACCATCTATGATTCCTGTGGGTGGCGATAATTCTGGAGTTATGATACCAATGTCACCAATGTCTGAAGAAAATGATGCATATAAACAATTGTACATAGGAGCATAGATGGAAAGGGCAACTTCTAATATAAAAAAATGTACGATTATTTCAAATAAAACTAAACAAGAGGTTAGTTTATTGGGAAAAGGTGGTGTGGATAGACTTTATTATTATGAAAGCATCCTTCAAGATTCTATAAAAATTGATGTCATATTTAATGATGCTGGTAATGCAATTAATGAAAAATCTGTTGTAGAGGGCCTACCTTTGGTTGGAACTGAAGAAGTTGATGTTGAAATTGAAGATGTTAATCAAAGATCATTAAAGGTGAAAATGTATGTTAATAAAGTTACTCCTTTAGGTGAAGATAGTATGAAATCAAAAGTGAATATAACTTTAGTATCTGATGAATTTATTACAAATGAGGTAGGAAAATCTAGAGTTAATAAAAGATTTGATGGAAAAATTTCAGATCATATTCAAAAATTGATGATAGATAATTTAAAATCCAAAAAACAATTGAATATTGAAGAAACTGAAAATAATTATAATTTTATAGGAAATAATCGCAAACCAATATATGTTATAAATTGGTTATCAAAAAAATCCATTCCTACGAAGGATGGTAAAAAGGGACAAAGTGCTGGATTTTTATGGTTTGAAACATCAAATGGTTACAATTTCAAATCAATTGATAGTTTATTTGCTCAAAAGCAAAAAAAGTCTTATATTTTTACCAATACTACAGATAAAAATGGTAAAATTCCTGCAGGATATGATGGATCAATTTTACAACATAATCCTGATAATAGAATTAATGCCCAAGAAAAATTTAAAATGGGTACATATGGAACAAGAATAGTTTTATTTGATCCATTTAATTGCTATTATGAAGTTTCTAAACAAACTGCAGATGAAACAAAAGGAGGGACTAAACTTGCAGCAAAAGATTTACCAAAACTCAATGAAAAGTTTGGAACGATGGATGACTTTACAAGAACAACATATATGCTTATAGATAAAGGTACTTTACCAACAGGAGATAGTGAAGGCCAAATTGAAAAATCAAAAGAACAAAATTTTGATTCTAAAAGTATTTTAAATCAATCTATTCGTCGTTATAATCAAATTTTTAGTGCAAAAGAAGAAGTTACAATTGATGCCGATTATTCTTTACATGCAGGTGATGCCATCTTTATTGATACGCCAAGTATTCAAAAAGACACTGGATCAGATGTAAATAGGGAATTTGGGGGTCTATATATTATATCAGATCTATGTCATTTCATATCACCCAAAGCATCATACACAAAACTGAATTTGATTAGAGATTCATTCGGAAGAAAAGGTAATCACACAACATCTGTATAAAAATGGAAAAAAAATCTTTACAGCAACATATTAATGACGACAAAGACATGCTTGATGATTCAACTTTGTCGCCACAAATGCGTCGTCATGTGGAAGATGAGTTAGATCATCTGGAACTTTATCAAGCAAATCATCCAGATGATGATCATGACCCAACTCCTCTTGAAATATACTGTGATGAAAATCCAGATGCGGACGAATGCAGAATATATGAGGATTGATTGAATGGAAGGGGGTGCATTATTTAATCCTGGATTTTTGGGTGGCAACTTTTTATGGTGGGTAGGCCAAGTTGCCCCTGATGAAACGTGGAGAGAAAATATAAAATCAGAAAAATTTGATAATCCACAAGATGTTAAAGGATGGGGATATCGATATAAAGTAAGAATCATTGGATTGCATGATCAAGGTGAGGAATCAATTCCTTCAGATCAATTGCCTTGGGCTCAGGTCATGTATCCTATTACTGCTGGTGGTGGTCAAGGTGGTTCATTTCAAACACCTGGAATTAAGCAAGGTAATTTTGTATTCGGATTTTTCTTGGATGGTCAGGATCAACAAGTTCCTGTTATTATGGGTGTTCTTGGTAATAACACACAAACATCCTTAAGTTTAACCAATTCTTCTCGTGGTGGAAAAAACTTTACACCCCAGAGTGGATATGCTGGTTATGAAGAAACAAGACGAGTAGCTGATAGTAATCTTTCTTCTCAACAACCAAAACAAGGAGATGCTCCAACAAAAGAAACACCAACTGCAACTAGTCAGAGTGCTGCATCAGATAAGAAAAAAGGTGACAAGTTAAAACAAAAGCACCCTTTATCTTGTCCTGATGAACAAGAAAATTCTGACATGAAAAAAGTGCAAACTGCTCTTAAGGAACTAACACAAAAAATACAGAATATTCAAAAATCTATTAGTGAATGGGTACATGCAGCATCTCTTCCAATAAAAGAGAGACTTTTGGAAGCTCAAGAAAGAATATCAAAAGTAATCGGTGAAGCAACTGAACTTATAGGTAGTGCCATGAAAGGCATTATGACTAGAGTTCAAAACTTTGTTACCGATCAATATAATAAAACATTAAAACCATTATTAAAACAAGCACCTGGATCATTTGGTATTGATTTGATAAAATTAAAGATACAAGGTCTTGAAAAAATTGCTTGTCAGTTTAATGCAATTTACAATGGATTAAAAGATTTAATTGGCGGACTTTTAGGAAATTCTCAAAAAAATAAATCAAATAGATCAAAAAGCAAACCTAAAAAATCAGCAAATAGTTATAGAAATGCTACAACTCAAGCATCAAATATTTTACCAGATGCAAGGATAATTAATCCTAATGATGATCTATTAAATCAAGGTGCTGATGATGGTCAAGAAAGTATTTTAGGAGATGTTGTTGAAGATATTTTAGAACAATTGGAGGTGGAACCGATTACAAATCCTGGTTTTACAATTCCAGTTCCAATTTGTTCAGCAGAAGAATTAGTTGCTGGTGTTTTGGGTGCCCATATTAATGATATTATGACTGTATTTGATGAAGCAGTAAGACCTGTAGTAGATCTTGTAATTGATTCGGTTGATGAAGCAGATTCTTCGGAAGTTTCTGCTGTTAAATCCGCTGTCAATAATTTAACAACCGTGAATAGGTTTGCATATACAATTACTCAGGAAAACGTTACTAATGCAAAAAATTCTGGGGATTTAACTAGAAGTGTATCATCAATTCTTGCTGATAAAGGATTCGGCATGAACCCTGAAGATGCTACTCAAGCAACTTCATATTTTCTATCCAATAATTGGTATGGTGGATTAGCTGTATCGGGTGCACTTAGTGTTGCACGTAATTCACCCAGAAATCCAGGAGTTATTAAATATTCCAATTCTCTTGCTGCATCTAGAGGTAATGCTGATGAAACATTTATAAACATGACAGCCATCAATTTACTTTCAAGAAATAATTCAGAAAGTGATGTTGATTCTTCTGTTAGTTCTTTAAGATCTGTTTTACCAATTGCAAGAGCACAAAGAGCTGCAAGAGTTGCTGCAGCTGAAGCGGCCGCAGCAACAACTCAAGGAGGAGTTTCTCAGACAACACCCCCAATCCCAAGTGTTTACACTCTTGCACTTAATATGTTATCTTCTGGAGTTTTGAGTTCTACTGCAGATGCTGGAGCAATTACTGGAAATGTTACTGGATTAGATCCAGATACGGCGGCATTGGCATCTTCTTCCTCAATATTACTTTCTAACATATATTCCAACACCCCAGTTTCAACTAGAGGTACTTTTTCTTCATTACCTTCAGAACCTCAAACAAATAGTTTAGTTAGTGCTGCTGCTTCGATTGCTGGTGGAAATTTTGCTGATGGATTTAAAGCACTTTCTGGTTCATTTGGTCTCAATTCACGAATTGCAGGAGAAGTTGGGGATGTTTTTGGAGCAATTGATTCTGGGAATACTGGTATATTGACATATTTGACTGGAATTCTTTCTAGATCATATCCACCAATTTTAAATTCTGTATTAAAAAATGGAACACAATTTGATTTTGCAAACCCTGATGCAGTTCAAGATCTTTCAAAACTTGTTGGTTTGAAATTTGATATTGGTGGGGCATTAGGATTCATTAGTTCCATCAATGAATTTTTTGCATGTGATCCAAAACCAAAATGTTCTCCTAATGACAGTCATACATTACAGGAAGGTGGAAGTGGAACACCTGGCAAAGAAAAACCAAATTTACTGAACGCAGCACAAAAAGCATATGAGGAATCACTCCGGTTATCAACTGGTGGCGGTCTTGGTTTAATTGGTGCTGGTACAGAACAAGAATCAAGAAAATATAGTGTTCCTTCAGATGTAGCCTAAAATGCCAATAGTACCTCTTTCAAATAATAGTATTAGAGTTGGTTACATTAGTCCTTCTATGGGTCTAATAAATGGTCTCACTGTAGAAGAAGCAAATGCATATGCACAATCCAATCCAGGAACAGTTTTTATTTTTGTAGATGGTGATCGTGATATTAATTACTTAACTATCGAACAAGTTAATAATCTGACTTCTGCCGATTTATTGAGAAAAGAATCTTGCAATACTGACCCAATTCCTTGCGGACCACCAGAAATTAATGTTATTGGTGGTGGTGGAATTGGGGCATCGATAAATCCTATAATAGATTCTAGTGGAACTATAATAGCAGTGGACATTGTTAATGGTGGGTTTGGATATGATTCTAAACCAAAACTTCAAGTTGTGGATGCTTGTGAAAATGGTTCTGGTGCTGTTTTAGATCCTATATTAAATGATGATGGATCTATTGGAAATGTAATCGTAGAGGATGGTGGTACAGGATATTTACCGCCACCTGCTGCACCAACAGATCCTTCATACCCTGTCACATTGCAATTAGATGAAATTCTTGTGAAAGATCCTGGAATTAATTATGATTGTTCAAATGATGAATTAGTAATTGAACCAAGAAATGGAACCAAATTATCATATCAATGCAATCCTTTTGGTAAAATAAAATCTATAAATGTTGAGGTTGGCGGTTATTTTTCGGAACTACCAAATATTTTCTTAAGAAGTAATACTGGTGTGAATGCTTCATTCATTCCGGTATTCAAAGTTGTTAGAGATCCACAAGAAATTGTTGGATTGGAAGCAGTTCAAGTTGTACAAGTTCTTGATCTAGTTGGATTAACTATCAAAGGTTATCGTGATGGTCGTCCTTTCTATGGTAATGTTTTCTTTGAAAATGGTATTAAATATGCTGGTACATCAGAATCTACTACGACATCAAGAATACGAGTTTATGACACAAAACTTGAAAGTATTAATCAAACGTCGAATCTTGAAAGAATAACAGAAGCTGCATTATCTAGAGTTCAAACAGATCTTCAAGGAGCAGAAGCAGAGAATCCAAGATATGGATATACAGATCCTACATTTTCATCAGCACCAGCACCTTCTCCTTCTCCAGCACCTTCTCCAGCACCTTCTCCCTCACCTTCACCACCATCTGACGGGGGAGGATTTAGTGGCGGTTACTAATAAATATTAAAAAGTAATTTCATAGTATGTCAGAAAAAAAGAATTTTTGGACACAAGTGATTAGTGCCATGAATGGTGCATTGACTTTTGGTGGCATTAGTCCATTTAAGGATGTGCGTTCAAGTGTAGAGATACAAGGACTTGATGGCAGGCATTTTATTGATTTGACAGAGGATGGTGTTCGTGAAGGATGGACTACTATAAATTCACCCGGTGCAACACAAATTAATTCTGGAGAGGATTTAGAAAAAGGACAACAAGCTATTTTCTTAAATGCCGAGAATGGTGATATTACCATTGCTTCGCAAAAGGGAAAAATTCGTATTGAAGGAACAGATGTTGAAATTGTTGCAACAGGTAATACCCCAGAAGGAGTTTTTTGGGTAAGGGCAAATGAATCTGCAAAGATTGATTCGAAAAATATTACAATTGATGCAAAACAATCGCTTAAATTATTGACCACAGGTGCTTTAACATTAGATGGAAAATTGGGGATGCAAATTTTATCTCCAATATGTCATGCTGTGACATGTGCTACAGATCCAGAGAAAAAACCAGGAGAAATTTGAGGAGAAAATAAAATGGCATTTCAATCAGATGAACTTTGGGCTTATGAGGGACAACTTCTTTGCTGCAAACCAAAAACTATTCCAATTGCTTTAGGAGTTGGTGATAGTAAAATCCTTGGATCTTCTTATGTTCAAGGACCTTTAATGGTCGGAAATCCATCAACTTTTCCGAACGTATATGCAACAGTCATGATTGCTCCAGCAGCACACTCTGGTGCACAACCTAGTGTTCCTGGTGCTTTATGTTATGGAATTAATAATCCATACTCATTAGCTGTCAAAGGATCTACAGCACTTTTAGGTCCATTAGACACAAATGCTAATATAAGTGCTGGAAACAATGTTCAGGCACAAGGTGAGGTAATATCAAATTGTGGTGGTCATAAATTATCAAATAAGAAAAATTTTGACATTCCCCACCCAACAAAGGAGGGATGGAGATTAAGACATACTTGTCCTGAAGGGCCATCAAATGATGTATATTTTAGAGGAAGAGTTACAAATAAGAAGGTAATTCAACTTCCTTTATATTGGGAAGAACTTGTTGATCCAACAACAATAACGGTCAATTTAACACCGATTGGAGCTCATCAGAATGTAATCGTAAAAGCAATTGCAGACAATAAGGTTTACTTGCAAGCAAATGGTGGAATGCCAATCAATTGCTTTTTCCACATTTATGGAACTCGTACTGATGGTGAACGATTAATTCCTGAATATGAGGGATTGACTCCTGATGATTATCCAGGAGATAATAGTGAATATAATATCAACACATAATATGAAGATACATGAAATATTTCCTACAGTAGTGTTGCAAGACACGATTGAAAATCATGATGAATTTAAAGAAAAATACTTTGTAGAATTAAAGTCTCAATGGTTTGATGGATATAATAACGAAACTCCAGAAAATTCTGGAAGATGTTCTCTACATTTAAATCCAAATTATTATTCTTTTTTCAAATCTCTTGCTAAATCAGTTCGCAATTATCTTGATGTTTTAGATGTATATCATGAAAAGCTTGATATTAATATTGTAAAGGCATGGGTGGGATATCATAATAAAGATATTCCACAACTAAAACCACATATACATAATGCCTCCGATATATCTTTTTGTTACTATATTTCGTCAGATCCATCATCAGATAAATTATGCGTTCATAATAAAAACAATATCAATGAAGTGTGTGGGGGATTATTTGAAACCAGTGACAGATTTAATCTATTGAAGAAATTTAATAGATATAATTGTGAGAACTATACAATTACACCACATGAAGGAACTGTTGTATTGTTTCCAAGTAGTTTAATGCATTCAACACTGAAAAAAGACAATTTAAGTGACAGATACGTTATAGCTGGTGATATTAAATTATGTCTAAAAGAAGAATATAATCTTCATCATCAAAGTATGGTAAATCCAAAACTCTGGCTTTCATTTTAGAGGAAAATAAATGGCACAAACACCAATTGGAACTCCTGAATTTATAGATCCTAATTTACCACCTATAGTTGATGATGGATTTACTGCCTCAAATATCAATGCATCTGGAATTATCACTGCAACAACTTTTGTTGGTGATGATATCACAATTGGAACTGGTGTTACTATTAATGACTCTGGAATACATGCAACAGGTATTGTAACCGCAACTTCTTTTGTTGGTGATGGCTCTAATATAACAGGAGTTACTGCAACATCTGTTGGTGATGATATTACAATTGGAACTGGTGTTACTATTAATGACTCTGGAATACATGCAACAGGAGTCATCACTGCAACTTCTTTTGTTGGTGATGATATTACAATTGGAACTGGTGTTACTATTAATGACTCTGGAATACATGTAACAGGAGTCATCACTGCAACAACTTTTGTTGGTGATGGTTCTGGACTTACAAATGCTGGAGCATTTTCGTATGATAACACCACAAATGTCTTTACAACAAATCTAACATCATTACCAGATAGAGATACTGGTTCTGATAATTTCTTTGTAGGGGCAAATGCAGGAAATCGTATTACAACGGGTTCTCATAATATAGGAATAGGAAAATCTGCCGGAAATCAACTTACTACTGGATGCTTCAATAACTTTATTGGTTTTTGTGCAGGACATAACACCACCTGTGGGTTTTGGAATAACTTCTTTGGTTGTTATGCAGGACACTACAACACCAGTGGTTGTTGGAATAACTTCCTTGGTTGTAATGCAGGAAGAAAAAACACCACCGGATGTTTCAATAACTTCTTTAGTGGTGGTGCAGGATACAACAACACCACTGGAAGTCATAATAACTTTTTTGGATATAGTGCAGGATGTTTTAATAATGCAAGTGACAATAACTTCTTTGGTCAGTGTGCAGGATACAAAAACACTAGCGGAGCTTGTAATAACTTCCTTGGAACATTTGCAGGACAATGCAACACCACTGGAGGACGAAATAACTTCCTTGGAGCATTTGCAGGAAGATGCAACACCTGTGGATCCTATAATAACTTCATTGGTCAGTGTGCAGGACATTTCAGTTGTAGTGGATTTTACAATAACTTCATTGGTGATAGGGCAGGATATTGCAACACTTCTGGATCTAATAATAACTTCTTTGGATTTTTGGCAGGATGTAGTAATACCTCCGGATCTTATAATAACTTCTTTGGACATGATGCAGGATACAAAAACACCTCTGGGTGTTATAATAACTTCTTTGGACGATGTGCAGGATACTGCAACACCGATACTAATGGCTCAGTAGCAATTGGACAATCGGCAGGATATCATAATGATGGTAATGATAATGTCTTCTTGGGAAGAAATACTGGTTTTAGTGAAAATGTTAGATCCCCATCTGACCTCATTACGGGTTCTAATAACTTTATATCGGGTGTTGGAGCTGGCTCCTCATTAACCACTGGAAATCAGAATATTTTCTTGGGAGTTTGTGCAGGATTTGCACATACCACTAGAGATAGAAATGTTTTTATTGGATATCATGCTGGATGTAATGCTTTAAAGGCATCACACATTGTTGGTATAGGAAACTCTGTTGGTAAGAATTTAACATTGACGTGTGGGTCGGGAACTTATACTATTCCTGACCACTCAAGTGGTAGTGTTTTGATTGGTAGTAATGCTGGAGGAGGAACAAATTATACTAGATATGATATTTTTATAGGAGAATGTGCTGGATATGGGCAGAATGGGTGCAATAATAGTAACGTAGTTATTGGATACCATGCAGGTAGATGTTTAACTTTTGGAAGCAATAATATTTTTCTTGGAAGATATGCAGGCAAGAGCAACACCGGTCAAAGTTATAATTTTTATGCTGGAGCTTGTGCAGGATGTACTGGGACTGGGGCATCTTATAATGTTATGATTGGGTGGGCCGCAGGGTGTTCAAACAGTAGTGGTGATGATCACATTTTTCTTGGAAGAAGTTCAGGATGTAAAAATAGTACTGGACAGGCCAATACTTTTCTTGGCAATTTTGCAGGACGTTATAACACCACCGGAAGTTATAATATTTTTATAGGTAAGTGTGCAGGATGTAAAAACACCATTGCAAGCCATAATATCTTTTTAGGTTGTCAGACAGGATGGTGCAATACCGAAGGATGTAATAATACTTTCCTTGGTTGTTTGGCAGGATGTAGTAACACTACTGGAAATTATAATAACTTCATTGGTGCAGGTGCAGGATACAACAACACCACTGGAAGTTACAATAACTTCTTTGGTAGATGTGCAGGACAATCAAACACTACTGCATGTTATAATAACTACTTTGGAGCATGTGCAGGCTGCGGAGGCCTTGGTGCAAATAATAATAACTTCTTTGGAAGAAGTACGGGACGTGTAAACTGTGGAAGTGGTAATAATTTCTTCGGATATTACGCAGGACGATGCAATACCAATGGACGCTGTAATAACTTCCTTGGTAGCCAGGCAGGACAATACAACACCACTGGAAATTATAACAACTTCATTGGACTACTTGCAGGATATTGCAATACTTCTGGATCTTATAATAACTTCATTGGTTCTTGTGCAGGAAGATGCAACACCGATGGATGTTGGAATAACTTTTTTGGACATTGTGCAGGATACCTGAGTTGTACTGGAGATCACAATAACTTCTTTGGATTTCAGGCAGGATGCAGCAATAGTGCTGGAAATGATAATAACTTCATTGGTAGGAATGCAGGAAGATCCAACACCTCTGGACATTGCAATAACTTCTTTGGTGAAGATGCAGGATACTTCAATAGCGTTGGCGATTATAATACCTTCATTGGTTATCGTGCAGGATTCGTTAACACCACTGGATGTCATAATAACTTCATTGGTTATCGGGCAGGATACAACAACAGCACTGGAGAAAATAATGTTTCAATAGGCCAAAGTGCAGGATGTTTAGTAACCGGTTCCAATAATATTATGATTGGTTGTGGAACTGGTATTGGTGTGAATGGAATGGGAGACCATACTGGTAGTGATACGATCTATATGGGTAATACTAGTCATACAAAGGCTTGTATTCAAATTGCATGGACAACAAACTCTGATATTCGTAACAAGTGTATTTGGGGTAATGTTTCACATGGAAGAGATTTCTTGAGAAATGTAAATCCAATTAAGTATTCATTTAAGAGTAGAGATACAGATGAACTTATTGATGAAAAAATGAGATATGGTTTCTGTGCTCAAGAAATTTTATCTCTTGAACTTCCAGAACAACCAGTTATTACTAATGTAGATAATGCAGATAATTATGGTGTCACCCATGAGTATTTGATTCCTATCTTGGTAAATGCTATTAAAGAACTTGATGCAGAAAACAAAGCAATTCTTGCTCGCTTGGAGGCCCTGGAGAACGAAAGCCCTTGACGACCCCATCGCTTCCTGCTATACTATATGAGTAATCAAGGAAACCCACCGAATGCAAGACGAGTTTCTCACCCGTTGTGTTGTTGATCCTACTAAAAGGAAGTTCTATTTGTTTTCAAACGAAGGTGACGAGAAAGTGATTGATTGTGAAACAATGGAACAATTCATGAGCGTTCTTCAATTTGTTCGTGCTACTTGTAGTGAAGATGTTCTTGCATATTCCAATCCTCTTTGATAAGATGAATGTATATTCTCCAGAGCTTTACAAAGATATCCTAGAATGCTATAATTATGAGACCAGAAACCCGACAGTCTATGGAAATGTTATTTGCAGCGAAATGGAATTTACCAAAAGCAGCGAAAAACGCAGGACTGACCAACAAGGAGATGAAAATTACATTTAACGAGTATTGTACTTTTCATCCACCAACATATAAACCTGAATAAGGTTTTTCTTGGGAGTGTCGCATATTGGTTAATGCCCATGCCTTATAAGCGTGTGAACCGAGTTCAATTCTCGGCATTCCCA